AGACGACGAGCGAGGCAAGCTACACCGGCTACGCTCGCGTCGCCGTCGCGCGCACCTCGGGCGGATGGACCGTGACGAACAACTCCGTCACGAACGCCTTCGCGATCACCTTCCCGCAATGCACCGGGGGTTCGAACACGATCTCCCATTTTGCGGTCGGCACGGCCTCGAGCGGCGCAGGGAAGATCCTGTACAAGGGCGAGCTCACCGCATCGCTCGCCGTGTCAAACCTGATCATCCCGGAATTCGCCTCGAGCACCCTGACGATCTCCGAGGAATAATCGAACGTGGCAACGATTACGACTCGCGCGGGTAAGGGCGCCGCCCTTACTCACCAGGAAGTCGACGCAAACTTCACCGGGCTCAATACCGAGCTCGGCCAGAAGGAGGTCGCATCGAACAAGGGCGTCGCCAACGGCTACGCCTCGCTCGATTCGGCCGGGAAGGTTCCGTCCGCGCAGCTTCCGTCCTATGTGGACGATGTTGTCGAGGTCGCGAACTTTGCGTCGCTCCCTGGTACGGGCGAGACGGGCAAGATCTACGTCACGATCGACACGAATAAAACCTACCGATGGACTGGCTCGACCTACATCGAGATCAGCGCCTCGCCGGGCTCGACCGACTCGCTCGCGGAAGGGTCGACGAATCTGTACTTCACCCAGGCTCGAGCTCGTGCCTCGATCTCCGCCTCGGGTTCGTTGAGCTACAACAGCTCGACGGGGGTCATGTCCTTCTCCGACGCGGTCACCTCCGTCGCCGGTCGCACGGGCGCCGTCACGCTCACCTCGAGCGACGTCGGCCTCGGCAACGTCGAGAACAAGAGCTCCGCGACGATCCGCGGCGAAATTACCTCGGGCAACGTCACGACCGCGCTCGGGTACACGCCGTACAACAGCACGAACCCGAGCGGCTACATCACAAGCTCGGCGCTGTCGAGCTATCTGCCGTTGAGCGGCGGGACGCTGACTGGTGTGTTGGTTTCGCCAACCGGGCAATTCCGCAAAAGCCAAACCGCTGGAAACTATACGACGGCAGCGTTGTGGACGGAGTCTTACGACAATACCGCCACCGGCATCGCGTTCCACATCAGCGGAAACGTCGGCAAGTTCCTTGAGATGCGTACGAACGGCATCCTCTATTGGAACGGCGATGCTGTAATTCATGGCGGTAACTACACTTCGTACTCGCCGACGCTGACTGGCACGGGCGCGTCTGGTACCTGGGGGATCAACATCACCGGAAATGCTGCGACCGTTAGCAGCATCACAAGCGGCCAGGTGACAGGCGCTCTCGGCTATACGCCTTACAACGCGACAAATCCGAGCGGCTACATCACAAGCTCCGCGCTGTCGAGCTATTTGCCGCTGTCCGGCGGGACGCTGACTGGTACGTTAACGGTTGGAGCAGACGGCGGCGGTGCCAATTTTGTGCAGCGAGCTGTAAACGGCTGGCAGGATGTGCTTACCGTTTGGCGCGGCGGATCAAACGTATGGAACCTTCAAGACTCCAGCGGCAGCGCGAAGGTTACTTCTGGATCGTTTTTTATTGGAAGCAATCTTGCTCTCCACGCCGGTAACTACACCTCCTACTCCCCCTCGCTCACCGGCAGCGGCGCGAGCGGAACGTGGAGTATTAACGTCACCGGCACTGCTGGAGCGACAACAACCGTAAACAGCAGCGGGTATGGCAACGGAACATTTACATGGCGACAAGAGTCTGGAACCTTCGCCGGGCAATCGGGGTGGGCAAGTTATTTAATAAATAACCATGGCGACGGCGCGACCTATTACAACCAGACGCTCATCATGCCGTTCTGGAGCCCGCCGCAGTATTCGCGGCTCGAAGGCGGCACGTTCCGTGGGCCCTACGTTTTCCTTTCAACGGAAAACTACACTAGCTACGCGCCCTCACTTACCGGCAGCGGCGCTAGTGGGACGTGGGGAATTAACGTCACCGGAACCTCGGGTTCTATCAGCGGATACAACAATCCGACGACGGCGGCGACTGCGAACACTATTGCCTACAGAGATGGAAACGGCGACATCGCGGCGCGCGAGATTGTTTTAAGTTCTGGCTTATCCTCAACGACGCCGACGGTATTGGTGTCGATGTTTCCGACGACAAACCAGCTCGTCAGGACAACTCCGGCAGCAGTCGCAGAGTCAATGAGTGCCTACACCGTAAGAAACCGTGGCAACGTTGATAACTTTGACTTCAACACCTACGGCAACTTCAGCTCGAACATAGTTTCCGGCTATATAGAAAGCAGCCCAAACAAGCCGACCGCTTACGCATATCCATACGGCACAACGTTGAGTTTCAACGCTAGCCCCGGTCAAGCGCAGTTCTATGTAAGCCACGCCGGAAACGATCTCGCGTTCCGTGGTGGTTGGAACGGTGCAAGCTGGCAAACGTGGAACAGAGTGCTGACTAATCAGAACTACACGAGCTATGCGCCCTCGCTCACCGGAAGCGGCGCGAGCGGTACTTGGTCAATCAGTGTCACTGGTAGTTCTGGCTCGGCGTCAGCAATAAACCTGCTTGGTCTCGGGTCAGGCTCGGTAAACGTAGATAGAGCCAACACTGCTGTTTACCGGACTGAAAGTGGAGCCGGTGCTGCGATCGCTTACGCTCCTGTTCTCCATGTCGGCGGTATCGACACCATGTGGCAAGCACAGGGGAGTTACGGCACATCAGGCAACGGTACCCTGTATTTCAGGCAGGGATATGCCGGCAGCTGGGGCAACTGGCTCACTATGCTGTCAAGCGCAAACTTTGGGAGCTACGCTCTTCCGCTTTCTGGCGGGAATATGACCGGCAACATCAGCGGGCCCGCATACAACACGCCGTCTTTCATACGATTTGCCTCGGACTCTAACTGGGCATATGGCTGTTCTTACGACGGCGGCTCGCAGTATTGGATGCAGGTTCAGTTCTACGGAACAGGCGACGATACGCGGGGCTTCCGCGTTCTTAACACGAACGGCAACTCGGTCGCTTTCCGAGTAAACGGCGCAGGCAACGTGATCGCCGCAGGCAACGTCACCGCCTACTCGGACGAACGAGTAAAGGCCAACTGGCGAAAGCTAGACGATGGCTTCCTCGTCAATCTTGCGAACGTGAAGAGCGGGATATACGACCGCACCGACGTCGAGATCACCCAGGCGGGCGTCTCGGCGCAGTCGCTCCGCGATGTCCTACCCGAGGCGGTAATCGAGGCCGACAACGGCGACCTCTCGGTCGCTTACGGTAACGCCGCGATGGTGTCGGCGGTCGCGCTCGCGAAGGAGCTTGTCGCATTGAAACAAGAAGTCGCCGAGCTGCGCGCTCGGGTTCACTAGGAGAATTATCAGATGGCTATCGAATACACGCTGACGATCAACGCGGTCCGGGTGCATAACCTGGGCGAGCTCCAGAATGTCGTGAAGGAGGTCGACTGCAACCTCAAGGGCACCGATACCGGGTGCAGCTTCGAGCTTCCGATCTCGGTCAATGTCGGCGATCCGGCTCCCGAGAATTTCGTCGACTTCTCGCAGCTTACCGCGGAGGAGGTCGAGGCCTGGGTGTGGGCGCAGGAAGATCAGCTCGCGCCGTACCAGGCGCACATCGCCTACGTCGTCGCGAAGGAAGTCGAGAAGGCGGCGCTCGAGCAGAAGCCTCTCCCCTGGGCTCCGGCTCCCGAAGCTCCGGCAGCACCGGCTGACGCCGCGGCCTAATGCCTCTCGTCTCCTCCGGCGAGATCTCGATCGGCGGGTCGACGACAGATCGCTCGATTAACCTCGAGCTCGGACTTTCGGCGACCGCGACCTCGAGTCTTAACGATGCGGCGCTGCGGACCCTGGCGGGCGTCGCGAGCGGCGCGATCTCGCTCTCGAGCTTTTACGGTAAGGCGAACGCGAGCGTCGCGATTAGCAACCAGTCGGCGATAAACAACTCGAAGGCAGGCATCGGCGGCACGGCGACTGCCACATATCGGCTCGCCAGTACCGGCGCAGCGTCCCGCACGAACGTCGGCGGGACTCTTGTCTCGATCAGCGGCGAGTGGCTGACGAGCGGGGCCGCGTCGCTGTTCGATGTGTATGCGACCTGGTCGGGCTCCGGCGGAACGGTGGGCGGGACGACGGGTTCGTGGCTCAACCTTGCGACGACTCGCGAGTGGACGTTATCCGCGACCAATGACTACCAGACGCGGAACCTAGCGATCGAAATCCGCCTCGCCTCGAGCGGGGCGGTACTCGACACGGCGACCATCGAATTTTCAGTAGACAGCGCACCGTAGTTTGGAAGCAGTAGGAGACAACGTGAACAACGTCTTGAAGTTTGAACTCACCGCCGAAGAGGCGAACGTCGTCCTGGCATCGCTCGCGAAGCAACCCTTCGAGGTCGTCGCCGGACTCATCGACAAGCTGCAACGCCAGGCGCAACCGCAGCTCGCACAGAAGACAGAAGGAGCTGATCCGGCTCCGTGATGAATCAGGCCGCGTCCGACTTCGAGACCGGCTCGGAGGTTAGATGAGCGGCCTATACGTCCAGAGCGACTACTGGCTTTTCGGCTATGCCGTCGGCGATACGCTGTACGGCACCGCCGCAGGGTCAGCGACCGTCACCGGCGCGCTCGTTCCGAAGATCTCCTCGCCTGGCGCGAGTGTTGGCTCGGCAACGGTCACAAGTGACATCGACGCGATCGGCCGTCCGATTGCAAGCTCCGCGGGTTCGTCGACGACGTCGGCAACCTCTCGAGCCATCGCCTCGGCGACCGGCTCCGCAGCCGGGACCGGGGCGGTCTCTGGCTCGATCATTGCGGCGGGCGCGGCGAGCGGCATCTCCTCGGGATCTGCAACGGTCGCGGGCGCGGTCATTGCGTCGGGGCCGATCTCCGCCTCCTCGAGCTCGAGCTCGACGGCAACCGCCGACGGCTCCGGGCGTATCGAAGGCGAGGGCGCTGCTGCGGGGACGGCTACGGCCGCGGCCGATGTCCAGGCGCGCACCGGACTCGACGCCTCGAGCTCCGGGAGCTCGTCGGTCTCGGGCGATGCGCTCGCAACCGGCCAGGCAACCGGCCAGGCCGAGGGCTCGGCGACGGTCACCGGCTCCGGGACCGCCAGGTTCTCGAGCCGCGGCGAAACGACCGGCAGCTCAACGGTCGACGGCGCGATCCAGGGCATCTTCCCGGCGAACGGGGAGGCGCAGGGGGCGAGCACGATCGCGGGGGATGTCCTCGCCTATGGTCGGCCGGACGCCGCCTCTGCGGGCTCTGCGGAGGCGAGCGCGGGCATCTATGCGACCGCCCAGGTCAGCGCGACCTCGAGCTCCTCGAGCTCGGTGTCCGGCGGCATCCTGGCAACCGCCCAGGGCTCCGGCTCCGCCGAAGGCCTGGCGACGGTCACGGGCGAAGGGCAGCGGAAGATCTCCGCACCTGGCGCGGCGATCGGCTCCTCGAGCTCGAGCGCGGTCATCCTGGCATTCGGCCGGACGGACGGCTCGATCGCAGGAGAGGCGACGGTCAGCGCCGAGGCGCGCGCCTTCGCGATGGGCTCCGGCTCGATCGCAGGCGACGCCACGGTCGCAGGCGCGATCGACGGTCGCTCGGTTATCCAGGGCGCGATCTCGGGCGAGAGCACCGTCGAGGATGTCCCGGCCTACGGTCGCGGAATTGTTGACGGCAACGAGACCGGCACCTCGAGCGCAACCGCCTCGATCCTGGCCTACGGTCGCCAGGTCGGCGACGCGGCGGGCGAGGCGAGCTCGATCGTCACGCTCTACGGTCGCGGTCCGATCCTGGGCCTGGTCTACGGCACCGCCGAGCTCGAGGGCCAGGCGGTCGGCTACGGCGCCGTCGACGGCAGCGCCGAAGGCGACGCAACTGTATCCGGAAGGATACGGAATCGCACCTTCACGCCGGACTCTCGAGAGCTGAAGGTTCCGTTCCAGGATCGCCGCGAAATTATTCCGCAGCGCTCGACGCTCAAGGTCGGCGCTGACAGTTCGATCGAGGTCGAAGCGGAAGGCCGCACGATCAAGGTCTCACGCAATAACAGGAGAATCGCTGCATGACGATCATCGCGGCATTCACAAAAGATCCAAACTCGACGATCGACTTCGAGGTCGACTGGAATCCCTGGCTAAACGGGGACACGGTCACGACGTCCGCCTGGGAAGTTCCCGCCGCTCTGACGATTGTCTCCGAAGGCGTGACGTCGAACGTGACGCGCGCCTTCCTCTCCGGCGGAGCGGCCGGAGCTGACTACCTCATCACGAATCGCGTCACGACGCCGGGCGGACGCATCGAGGACCGCTCGGTCCTGGTACAGGTGCGACAGCTATGAACCACACCCTGATCACGGCTCCGACGGGCGAGCCGGTAACGGTCGAAGAGGCGCGCTCGCATTGCCGCATTGACGGCAACCAGGACGACGAGATGCTTTTCGCGCTCACGAAGGCCTCGCGCGAGTACGCCGAGGCCTACACCGGGCGCTCGTTCGTCAGCACGACCTGGGAGCTGCGGGTCGATCAGTTCCCGCTCTACTTCGAGCTCCCGAAGGGGCCGCTCGCAAGCGTCACCTCGATCACCTACATCGACATCGCAGGCAACACGCAGACGCTCTCGGCAAACAGCTACCAGGTAGTCAACGACTCGGGACCGTTCGCGCAGCCTGGCATGATCTTTCAGGCCTATAACCAGACCTGGCCGAGCTCGCGCGGGCACATCAACGACGTCCGTATCCGCTACGTCGCGGGCTACGGTACGCCGAGCGATGTCCCGCCCGCCATCAAGGCGGCGATCAAACTGATGACCGCGCACCTCTACGAAAACCGCGAGGCAACGCTTACCGGAACGGTCGTCAGCGAGTTTCCGCTCGGATTCACCGCGCTCCTGTCGCCCTTCAAGGTGTTCTGATGCAGGCGGGGCGTCTTCGACATCGTGTCACCGTCCAACGGGCGACCGACGCGATCGACCAGTACGGAGACCAGACGCCGACCTGGGCGGCTCTCGGTACGGTCTGGGCGTCCGTCGAGCCGCTCAACGGCCGCGAGTATTTCGCCGCGGCGCAGATGCAGAGCGAGGTGTCGACGCGCATCGTGATCCGTCCGATTTCGGGCGTCACGCTGACGCCGAAGGATCGCGTCAAGTTCGGCTCGCGCTATTTCGACATCCAGTCGGTGATCAACCGCGACGAACGTAACCGCGAGCTTCAGCTTCTCTGCGTCGAGAGGTTCGTCTAGTGCCGATCGTCACCGACGTCAAAGTCGAGGGACTGAAGGAGCTCGAGGCGCGACTTCTCGAGCTTGATGCTCTGGCAGCAAAACGGCTGCTTACTCGCGCAACCCGTCGCTCGCTGATCAAGCTCGAGCGCCAGGCGACCGCAAACGCGGAGAGCTTCTCTCGATCCGGAGCTCTCGCCGAGTCGGTGCGGATTGTGACGGTGCGACCGAAGGGCGGCGAAACAGTCGCCGTCCAGGTCGGGCCGAAGAAGAAGGATCGGCGCGCTGTCGCGCTGCAAAACGTCTACTACGGCCGCAAGCGTCGCGGGATTTTCTACGGGCATCTTGTCGAGTTCGGTCATCGCGTCCGCGGCCCGAGCGGGCGCCGAGTCAACGGGAAACCCTGGTTCGGTCCCGCCTGGGACGCAACCCGCAGCGGCATTCTCCCGGAGTTTCAGCGCATCTTGCGCCAGGGAATCACCCGCATCGAAAAGAGACTGCGCGCCCGCGCAGCGGAAACAGAGGGGCTTGTCGACCCGTGAGTATCGAGAACGCAATCATCGCGAAGATCGCAGCGCTCAACACCGGCGCAGGGGCTCGCGTCTACCGCGAGATCATCGTCCAGGAGCCGACGCTTCCGGCGATCGCCGTGAGTCGCACTAGCGGACAGGGAATAGCTCGCACCCTGGGAAACAACCCGCTCCTCTTCCGGGCGGTGCTTCGCATCGAGACCGTCGGCGAGACGATGGCCCAGGTCTCGCCGGTCGTCGAGGCGATCCGCGTCGGTCTCGACGGATGGTCGGGAACGCAGAGCGGAGTGACGATCCTGATGTCCAGGCTCTCGCAGCAGCAGGAGCAAGCGGACGCAATGGGTGATCGAACGATGCGAATCGTTCAGCAAGACTTTGAGTTTGTTTTCAGATGATTGGTTAGTTAATTCATGTCTCTAGGCGCCTTCGGGCGCCTTTTTTTTTCAACAACGACCGCTTCGAGCGGTCTTTTTTTTGGAGTATCAAAAATGGCTGCAAGCATTTCGACCGGCTCGCTGTTTAAGGTCGGCAACGCCGCCTCCCCGGAGGTGTTCACGACCCTTGCACAGGTGCAGGAAATCAAGTGGAGCGGGTACAACCGCAAGACCGTCGACGTCTACACGATGGACTCGAGCTACCCGACGCGCCTCATCGGCTCGCACGACCCGATGAACGTCGAGCTGAAGCTGCTCTTCGACGGCGGCCTCGCTCCTCACGAAGCGTGGCGGACGAAGCTTCTCGCAGGCACGGCGGGCAACTATCAGATCGTGCTGTCGGATGGGGGCGCCTACCAGGTGCAGTTCCCCGGCCTCGTGACGAAGTTCGAGATCGACGCTTTGACGGCTGAAGGTGCCGAGGTCGTCGCCAACGTGACGATCGAGATCACCGCGCTCCCGACGGTGACTCCGTAATGAGTCGCGAGCTGCTCAAGGCAACGATCAGCAGCGCGTTCTCGAAGGCCTCCGTCCGGGAGCTCGAGGTGCAGGGCGTCAAGCTCTACATCCGCGGGCTCTCGGGCGGGGAGCGCGTGACCTTGCAGCAATGGGCAGCGGAGGCCTCGAAAGGGGGCGAACCGCTTGCCGATTACAAGGTCGTTTCGCTCGGTCTCTGCGATGCGGAAGGCGTCCGTCTTTTCGACGATCCGCTCGAGGTCGCGAAGCTCGACGGCGCGGTCCTCTCGCAACTGTCGAAGGCAATCCTCGAGGCGTCGCTCCTCACCGATAACGCGGTCGGAGACGCGGAAAAAAAATAGCGGGCGAGCCGGAGCTACAGATGTGGTTCCGCCTCGCGGCGCAATTAGGCGCGACGGTAGGGGAGCTCCAAGAGCGCATGAGCTCCGAGGAGTTTACCTACTGGATCGCGTTCTACGGGCTCGAGCCTTTCGGCTACGACGTCGAGATGTGGCGCATGGGAATGCTCGCTTCCACGACGGCAAACGCCGCAGGGCCGAAGAAGGGCGGCAAGGCCTGGAGCCCGGACGACTTTATCCCGAAGAAAGACACGACTTCCACGTCGCAATCGGTCGCCGAGCAGCGAGCGATTCTGCAATCAATGGTGAAGCATGGCTGACATAGGCACCCTAGTCGTCAAAATGGCGGCGGACTCCGCGCAGATGCGCTCGGAGCTCGAGCGCGTCAAGAAAGATGTCAAAGGGACGGACAGCGTCCTCTCCGGGCTCACGAGCAACTTCAAGCTCCTCGGAGGCATTGCGGCGGGCATTTCATTCACGGCGATCATTAATCAAGCGATTCAGGTCGCGGGCGCTCTGAACGATACCGCAGTCAAAACCGGCATCTCAATCGACGCGCTACAGCGGCTCCAGTTCGCCGCCGGGCTCTCGGGCGGTTCGCTCGAGAATGTTTCCGGCGCCGTCGGCCGTATGCAAAAGGCGCTTATCACCGCAGGCGAGGGCTCCAAAGAAGCAACCGAGGCGCTCGATCGACTCGGCCTGTCCGCAAGTCAAATCCTCGCGCTCTCGCCGGACAAACAGTTCGAGGCGGTCGCTGTCGCCATTGCCTCGATAGAAGATCCGGCCGCTCGTACTACCGCGGCGATGGACCTCTTCGGGAAGTCGGGCGCCGAGCTCGTGCCGACCCTTGTCGCAATCGGAACGAACAGCGAAGAGATCAACGCGCAGCTCTCCTCAATCGGCGGTCCAGTCTCCGCCGAGGCAATCGCCAAGGTTGACACCTTGGGCGATCAGCTCGACGTCCTCAAGACTGCCGGGAAAAACACCGCAATCGAGCTCGCAGCGCTCGCCTCGGTCGTTCTTGGCCCGCTACTTGAGGCGACGAACTCCTGGATCAGCTCGCTCCGCATCCTGGTCGGCGGAGGAGGGGAGCTCGAGCGGCTCGAGCGCAAGCTCGAAATTCTTCGCGAGTCGCGCAACTCGATCCCGTTCTTTCTGAACCTCGGCTACGTTGAAAACGGAAAGCTGATCATGGGGCCGCGCGCGCTCGAGCAGGCGATCGCGAACGTAGGCCGAGAAATTGATCTTCTAAAGATGAAGGCGCAGCTTGATTCCGGGATGGTCGACATTCCGATCAGCATTCCGGAGCCGCAGATCCCAGACCTGGCGGGCAGCGCCGGTAGCGGCAAGAAAGGCAAGCGTGAGCTTACCCCGGCCGAGATCCGCGCGCGCGATCAGGCCGACCGTGAGAAGAACTTCAAGCGCGAGTACGACCTGACCGCGCTGCACTTCTCAAACCTCGAACTCCTGTCAATGAATCACGCGACCATCCTCGCCGGTATTGACGCGAACGCAACGGCGCAACGCATCCAGGTCGCGACCGATTTTCAGTATTTGCAATCTGAAATCCAGAGCGCGTTCGGCCTACAACAGCTCGACTTTGAGGCGATCAAGAACTCCTCGATCATCGACCTGGCGGGCGAGATGTTCTCCGCCCTCGGCGGCGCAGGCACGAAGTTCTTCAAGGTTCAGCAGGGCTTTGCTATCGCGAACGCAATCATCAATACGGCGCAGGGCGTGACCGAGGCGCTGAAGCTTCCGTTCCCTGCCAACCTCGCCGCCGCCGCAAAGGTAGCCGTCGCAGGCGCTATTCAGATCGCGAAGATTAAATCAACGAACCCCGGCGGCTCCGGAAGCGTGACTCAAAGCGGTCTCTCGGGCGGCACGACAAGCGCTGCAAGTCGAGCCGTTCCCGCAGGCAACGCGCAGCAGGCGCAGGAGCCGCAGGCAAAGATCGCCCAGGTGGTCATCCAGGGCAGCGTCTTCTCGAGCCGCGAGACGGCCGACTGGCTGATCGGTCAACTCTCGGAGGCGATCAACGGTCGAGACGTTGTATTCATTAACGGCAACAGCAGACAGGCCGGACTGATCTCGGGGGGGCCATGACCGCAGTCGTCTACATCGCAAAGCGTTCAGTTATCGCCGGGCATACGTCCGGCTCGCAGTATTCGCTCGACCTTCGCGTCGTCGAGGCGGGGCTCACGATCGGCCGTAAGGTTGGCTCCGAAATACAGCGAACGCTCTCGGACAAGACCGAGACGCTGTACTTTTTCGGGAAGACGACCTGGTCGGTGTCTGCCCTGGTCAAGAGCTCGAGCGAGCTCTCCGCGCTCCTCGAGTTTCTGCACTCATGCGAGGCCCAGGAGAGCTTCACGTTCTCCCCGTATGGCACCGTTTCCGCCCTGGGGACGACCTATTCCGCTCGCCGGGTGCAGCCGACCTACACCCTCGACCGCCTGGACGGTACCGGCAGCTCGCCGAGCGAGGACGCGATGCGCGTCACGTTTGACCTCGAGGAGGCCTGATGCGTACCGACGGCGCAGTCTTCGACGTACTGAATACCTCCTCGGTCAAGGAGCCGCGGTTTGTAGTCAAGATCGAGTACCCGGTCGATTCGATCTACATCACCTCGCACAGCGGCATCGCCGACGTGCCGGGGACCGTCCTGCAAGGATCGCTCCAGGAGCCGTCAATCGTCTCGCAGCGATTGAACCCGATCGAGGGTCGAAGCGAGATCGGCTCCGCGTCGTTCTCCGTCGTCGACGTCGGCGCAGACTTTACGACCGAGATCCGCGAGCGGCTGAACGATGACGTCGGCCTCCGTAAGCGCCAGGTCAGGTTCTACCTCGGCTACGCCGGGCTATCCTTTAACGACTTCGTCATGGTCGGGACGCAACAGGTCACGCAGGCGATCTACGACCGCGGGCGCTATTCGATCTCCTGCGCCGATGTTCAGCGCTTTGCGAAACAGGACATCTTCGACCTCGCAGAAACAACCCTCGCGCAGTCTTTAAGCGCAACGGACACAACCGTCTATGTGACATCGACGACGGGCTTTTTGACCGTCTATCACGGCTCGAGCTACTCGGACGCAGCAAACTCGACCGTCGGCTACATCAAGATCCGAGACGAGGTAATACGCTATACCTCCAAGACCTCGACGACCTTCACCGGATGCACTCGTGGCGTCCTGGGAACAATCGCGAGCAAGTACGACGTCGACGCCGCAACACCGGCCGCGCGTCGCGAGAAGGTGACGGAGCACGTCTACCTCGAGCTCCCGGCCGTCAAGCTCGCGTATGCCATCCTCACCGGCACGCTCTACGGCGACTCCGCCTCGCTCCCGTCGACTTGGAGCCTCGGGATCAGCTCGACGCTTGTCCGCCTGGCGGACTTCACCGGCATCGGCTCGGATATGTGGGACGGTGCGAACGGTGGTGTCGTCGTTCGATTTGAGGGGCTAAAGAAAACCGACGGCAAGAAGTTTCTAGAAGAGGAGATCTGTCGCCTCCTCGGCGTGTTCATGCCGGTGTACGCCGACGGCGCTCTGGGACTCAAGCGAGCCTCGCGCGTTCTTTCCGACTCGGCAACCGTCGCAACCCTCGACGAATCAAACTCGATACAGATCGGCGAACTCACGCACGACATGGAGGACGTTCACAACGTCTTCCGCATCTCCTGGAACTGGACCGGCTCTGACTACTCCCGCACGACCTCGCTCATCGACGCGACGTCTGTCGCCATCCACGGACGCGCAGATCCGCTCGATCTCAAATTCAAGGGGCTATACGGTGGGCGCGCGACCGACTCGCTGATCTATCAGATCGTCGACTCCTTGCGCGATCGCTACTCCTCGCCGCCGGAGCGGATGTCTGTCACCGTTGTCCATTCGCTAAACAAGCTTGAAATCGGCGATGTCGTCCGCGTCAAGTATGCAAGCGTCCGCGACTTTGCCGGGACCGGCTCGAGCATCGACCGCGCGTTCGAGATCCAGAATCTTTCCGTCAATCACCGCACCGGCCAGGTGCAGCTCGAGCTCTTCGGCTCGACGTCCGCGGCCTCCGCGCTCTCGCCGACGACGGCGACGACCGCGCTCCCGGACGCCTTCTACACCGCAACCGGAACGGCGCTCTCAAGCGTCGCAACGATTACCGCGGGCGTCATGGCAACCGGCACCTATGCGCTCGCAGGCGGCAGCGACATCACCGCCTCGGGCTCGATCTGGTATCACAACGGCGACCTCACAATCCCGCAAGGTTGCACGTTAAACATTAGTGGCAACGTGCAGCTCCGCGTGAAGGGCTACTTGACGATCAACGGCGCGATCAATGGCGTCGGCACTGGGCTTCCGGGTGTTGTCGACACCGCCAACCTCACGGTCCAGGCCGGAAATCCCGGATTCGTCGGCAATTCGCGCGGGTGGGACGGCATTGCAGGCGGCTCGGATTTTACCGAGGGCAACGCGCGGCTCATCACTGTTTCCGTTCCCGTCACCCAAAGCAAACACGCGAGCTTTCCGTACCTCGAGCTCGCCGTCGACGGGAATTTGCTGAAGGGGCTCCCGACAGATCTGCGCGGCACCGGCGGAGCGCCTGGCGGCAAGATCACCTCGAGCGGCGGCTCATTCTTCCGCGCAAGCGGCGGCTCGGGTGCAAACGGCGGCGCAGGACTGATCACCGTCTCCCGCGGCTTCTCGGTTGGCGCCTCGGCTTCGATCAACCTCTCCGGCAACAGCTCGATCGTCACGACGGTCCGCAAGTTCGGCGATAACAGCTACTTTCCCGGCACCGGCGGGGCAGGGGGGCCAGGAGCATTCCTGTTGCTGCTCGACGGATCAAACGTCTCGCCGCCGGACCTGACAAACCGATTCGTAGCCACTACCGGCGAGGTGCCTACACCTCCGGCTGAAACCTTTCTCGACAATACGAAAGAATTTCATCGCTACAGCGATAACGAAGACCCATGGGCGGGCTATTCCGATCCGGCTGTTATCTCCAGTCGATCACTTGCGGGCTCGGCTCTGCGAATGCAGTACGTTCCGGCACCGGAGACCGCAACCGCCGACCAGGACAGCAAGCCTCCCGCGATCAGCTCGCTCACCGCAAGCGCCCAGGATGGCTTCGCGCTTATCGCCTGGACGCTCCCGAACGATCCCGCGTCCTACGACTCGATCGAGCTTTTCGCCTCGACCGTAAACGATCGCGGCACCTCGACGAAGATCTTCGACGGCCGCGCGTCCGACTTTCAGCACGTCACGAACGACACCTCCGCGCGCTACTACTGGATCAGGACTCGCCGCGCGCGCGTCCGCTCGGACTGGTATCCCGCAACGACGACGAGCTCGGTGTCCGTCGCTGCTAAACCGCCGACCCTGATCGGTTACCTCACGAACGAAGCGGTCACCGTACCGGCAGACTCCGCCGGGACTGTCAGCTCATTCGCGACCGCAGTCGGCGACTTCAAGGTCTTCGTCGGCACGACCGACGTCACGAGCTCCTGCGCGTTCTCGATCCTGGGGCAGACAAACGTCACCGCCTCGATCAACGCCTCGAGCGGCGCTTACTCGGTTACCGCAATGTCCGCCGACACCGGCTCGGTCGCCTTTCGCGCGACTTACGCCGGGAGCTACTCGATCGACAAGGTGTTCTCTGTCACGAAGGCGCGCCAGGGCAACGCGGGCTCGAACGGGACTAACGGCACGAACGGCACGAACGGGAACAACGGTGTCGACGCGGTAAACATTCAGCTCTCGAAGAGCTCGTTCCAGGTGAACGCTTTCGCCGACGGCACGGTGCCCGACTTCTCGGGCGCTGACGGTACGCTGAAGGTCTACCAGGGGGCGACCGATGTCACCGCCTCGGCAACGCTTTCTGCGAGCGCGGGCGCAGGCGTCACCGGCACGATCAACACGGCGACAAACTCGCCGGTATCCGGCGAGGCGAAGGGCTACTACCGCATCACCGCGCTCTCGGTCGACGTCGGCACTCTCACGCTGTCGGCGGTCTACAACGGTGTCACCTACACCGCGACCTTTTCCGTCTCGAAAAACAAGATCGGCTACGAAATCGTCAGCTCGCTCCCCTCGACGAACCTATTCGCCGGGCGGATGGTATTCCTGACGACGGACTCGAAGCTCTACCGCTACACCGGCTCCGCTTGGACGACGGCGGTCCCTGCGGTCGACATCTCCGGGCAGCTCGCCGACGCACAACTCTCCGCACTTGCAGCGGCCAAGGTTACCGGACAGCTTACCGACGCGCAGATCCAGGCGGTCGCCGCAGCTAAAGTATCAGGGCAGCTCACCGACGCGCAGCTCGCCGCCATCTCGGCCGCGAAGGTCACCGGGCAGATCGTCGGAACGCAGATCACCGACGGCGCGATCAGCACGGCGAAAATTGCGGCCGGAGCCGTTACCGCAAGCCAGATCGCTGCGGACACCATTACCGCGGGCAACATTGCCGCCGGAGCTATCACCGCGTCGGAAATCGCAGCCGGGGCTGTTGTTGCCGGAAAAATTGCGGCGGATGCGGTCACCGCGAACGAGATCGCCGCTAATGCGATTACCGCCGCAAAGATCTCTGCGGGCGCGGTCGAAACGGCCAAGCTCGCCGCCGGAGCGGTGACCGCGGAAAAGATAACCGCCTCGACGATCACGGGCGACAAGATCGCCGCGAACGCGATCACCGCGACCAACATCGCCGCCAATGCCGTCACGGCCGACAAGATCTCTGCGGGCTCGGTTACGGCCGCGAAGATCTCCGTCACCGATCTCTCGAGCATCACCGCGAGCATTGGCACGCTCACCGCAGGCACGATCCGAAACGCCGCCGACAGCTTCCGAGTCGACGTCACGAACGGGCGCACGATCACGACGACCGGCTCGTTTATGAAAGTGACCGGGGCTCCTTTCGGCAGCTCGAGCCAGTTCATCGAATGGTACGGGCCCTATTTCGCAAGCCTCGCGAGCTGCACAGAAGCGAACGCGACCTACTACCTCAAGACCGACGGCTCCGCCTATTTCGGCGGAACGCTCTCGGCGGGAACGCTCACGAACCGCGGCGAGACGAGCGATCTCTCGGCATCCGCGCAGATCACCGTCGGACCCTTCGGCACGAACGGCGACTCGAAGGTCGTCACGGTTTCCTATGCCTATAACGGCAACTGGACGCAGTTCCAGGGCTCCTCGACCGGAAGCGCGAGCGGCTCAATCTCCGCGACGGTCAAGCTCTACCGAAAGATCGGCAGCGGCTCGGAGACCGAAGTCGCGACGCTCAACGTTACCGGGACCTGGTCCTACGAGACCGACAGCGAACCGTATCCGGGCGGCACCTATGCCCGCTTCTGGACGCAGGCGATGAGCGGCTCCGCGACCTATACCGACGCCGACGCAAGCCTCGCCGATCGCACCTATCGCGCCGCGATCACCGCGCGCTCAACTCAATTTGGAACTGGCAACAACAGCCAGAGGGTCGCAATCGTGAGTATTGAGGAATAAGTCGATGTTCGATGCAACAAAGCTCAAGGTCCCGCCGGGTT